TATCATCAAAAGGTCTGATAGAGATGGAGAAAGAGTTAAAGAAAAATTTCTCAGAGCTACACCAAGTTTTAAACGCTTACGAGACAGAGTGGATGGAGTGGCTAAAAAAAGATGGCTCCGAGGACTTGACCAAAGAAAAATCCTCATAAGACACCCTCACGCTGCGTTAAACAGCTTATTACAGGGTGCTGGAGCCTGTGTTATGAAGAAAGCGTTGACATTGGTAGAGGAATATGTTAGAAGTAAGCGAATGAAAGCAGTTCCAATTGTGAATGTGCATGATGAGTTCCAATATGAAGTGGAAGAAAGTCGAGCAGAAGAATTTGGAAAGCTTGGCGTACAAGCAATTATAGATGCAGGAAAGGAATTAAAAATAAGGTGTCCGTTAGATGGAAAATATAAAATCGGAAACAACTGGGCAGAAACGCATTGATACTATAGCTACTGATATTAAAAACTTAGTCGCTGGAATATCGAATGGTAAACCTGCCAACGTAACAGAAGAGAACATGGATAAGTTTCTCCTTAATATTAAGGAAGCTTTTAATTCATGGAACAATCCTGTTAGAGAAAAAGATGGGAAGTTAAGAATGTCAGTACTAGGTAAACCACCTAGACAATTATGGTATGATAGATTTAGTCCAAAGAAAACTAAATCTTATGATGCTAGTTTAAATATTAAATTTTTATATGGACATATTTTAGAACATCTATTATTATATCTAGCAGAATTAACTGGACATAAAATAGGAGACCAACAAAAGAAAGTAGAGATAGATAATATTAAAGGACATATAGATGCGACAGTAGATGGTGAAGTATGTGATGTTAAGTCAGCATCATCATTTAGTTTTAAGAAATTTAAAACAGGAGAGTTAGTTGGTGATGACCCATTTGGTTATCATGCCCAGTTATCAGGATATGAAACAGGTATGGGTACAAATGGAGGAGGTTTTTTGGTTATGGATAAATCAAGTGGAGATGTTTGTTTCTATAAACCTGATGAGTTAGCTAAACCTAATGTTACAACTTTAATTAAAACTTTACAAGATACATTAAAGAGTAAGACACCACCTGAGAAGTGTTATCAATTATCAGAAACAAAAGGTGGAAATAAATCTTTACCTATTGGTTGTCAGTTTTGTACACATAAATGGGAATGTTATAAAGATGCTAATGATGGTAAAGGATTAAGAGTATTTAAATATTCTAATAAGTTTGTTTATTTAGCTGAAGTAAATAGACAACCTAATGTTGAAGAGATAACTAAAAACTTTTCAGAGGAATTAAAAACATATGGAAAAAGAAAAGTTGTATAAACCATTACCTGATAATGAATGTATTAAACTTACAATTGCTAAGAGTAAGATACAAGGTTTAGGATTATTTACAAAATTGTTTGCACCCAAGGGTGTTAATTTTGGTGTTAGTCATTATAAAATAGAAGGTGAACTAATTCGTACACCTTTAGGTGGATTTATAAATCATTCAGATAAACCTAATTGTGAGAAAGTAGAATTAAAATCTACGAATTATACTAAATATAATTTAGTTGCTATAAAAAATATAAAGGCATGGGAAGAACTAACTGTTAAGTATACTTTTTATAATATGTCAACTCCTATTACTGCACCTATGATGGACTTGGAATAATGAATACAAAACAAATGAGTAAGATAAGAAACAAAGCTAAACATATTATGGTTGAATGGCTTAAGGGATTATTAAATCCTGATGAACAAAAGAAAGTTAATGTAAAGAATGTATTTAAATTATTACCTAATCAAACTCATTATTGGCAAGGTACAACATTACGTTTACAACCTTGGTCTTATAAATGGATAGTTAAAAAATTAAAAAAGAATCCTCATTGGACTATAGATGATTTAAATGAAAGCTTAGAACCAACAGAAAGAGATAAGAGAAGAGCAAAGATGGCTGAACATGGTCCTCTTGCTATATAATGACAGATAAAGGAATGTTTAAAGGTACGACATACGATTCATTAAGTAAGCAGGTAGATGGGAATCATTATAATTCTATGAAGATTCAACCTGCAGAATTTATTAATGAAAATAAAATTTTGTTTGCAGAAGGGAATGCTATTAAGTATATATGCAGACATCAAAAAAAAGGGAAGAGGAAGGATATAGAAAAAGCCATACATTATTTAGAAATGATATTGGAAAGGGACTATGATGATTAATGAGAGTACTATAACACAATTAGAAAAAAGAGCAAGAGGTTTTCGTAGAATAATTTCTGCTCTTAATGATTTACCTATGTATGGAATTACTCCGCAGATAGATAAAATGTTATACGTAAGAATAGGTGAACTTAAAGAACACCTAAAGAAAAAGATAACTAGAAACAATGAAAAGTTAAATGAAATTCATACAACAAGTGTGGATAGTTTAATAGATGATGATGGACAAGGAGGAGTAATAGGTGAGGTGAGAACTGAACCTAGTTTTGTAAGTAAAGACTACTCTTCTAAAATAGAAAGCGTTATAAAAAATGATGACTGAAGAACAAGATAGGGCTGAAGCATTATCTTATGAAGATGAAATTAGTTCAAGAAGAACTGTAACAATTCCTTTAAGAGAGTATGATGAATTAAAAAAAGAACAAGGTTATATAAAAGATAAATCTTTAATTGCTATAATAGATAAGATAGAAGAACTTGTTAGAGCATTAAGAAAACATATTATAAGAGAGAAATAAATTATGAATAAATTATTTTTAGTATTAGCTTTGCTATTTGCTTTAAGTGCCTGTTCAATTGGAAAAAAATGTGCCTATACACAAGAGGGTACAAAGATTTCTAGTTGGGTTTGGTTTTATAGTGATGGTAAACCGATTGATTTAGATAAAAACAATTGTAGTTAAAAATGGTAGATAAAATTTACGATTTAAAAGGTAAACCTATTATAGGTGCACCTTCTGCTATGTATAATATGAGATTATGTTTAGTGGGAATGGATGATATAGATATACAAAATGTACAAACATTTGGTATAGCTGATGATGGATTCTTTATGGTTAAGAGTCATAACAATCCAAGACTTCCTGTCTTTATGACTAACCCTATTAGAGTTAGAAGTATAGAAGTATTTAAGAAAGGTGATAAACCATTAACTAAATTAAGAAAAGATAAAGGTGATGATGATTTCTTTGTTGACTTAATGAGAAAAGCTAGTGCAACCCCCTCGAAAATTAAATAAATCCAAAAGAGTTAAGAGAAAAGAAGCCGATTTAATGGGCTTCAAACTAATCATTAACAAACAAGGTCAGTTTATTACTGAACTTAAATCATATCCTATGGAAAAAATTCCTTTACATTTTAAAAAAGAAAATGCAGGAGTTATTATAGCTATGTTAAGGGAGTGTAAAACTAATTTTACAGACTTGCATGAAGAGTTAGAGAAAGTTGCAAGAACTGTCTTTCATTCTTAAGTAGGAGTTGAAGGTTTAGTTTCAAAAACTTTATCGGCAGGAAAACAATTATACATCATCTTTATTTTTTGGTCTTTAAATTGTTGTACTCCTATAGCCCTCATATAATTTTCAGCTACTTGAGCAATATGATAATAACCTTTGTACATACATTGTTCTTCTGTTTCAAATTGCCAATCATTATGAGAAAGAGGTGGTAGACATCCCATCATACCACATATTGTTATTACCAAAGCTATTTTCATTTTCTTTTTTTACGTCTTCTCCTATACCAACGTCTTTTTTTAAGGAAGTAAGCATATAGTTTAATCGTCATCGTCTTCCTTCGGTCTCACCTTGCCGAAAATAATTTTATAATTCATTTTAATATTTTGCTCCATGTCAGTACTTAAAGGTTTACCTGATATACCAATAGAGTGTCTTGTATTTTCACACCCTGATATTAAAAGAAATAAAATACTGAAAAGGAATAGAGTTATATATCGAACCCACGCATTAGTTGTTTTCATTTTTCTTCTTGCGTTTCTTCTTGCTCTTAAGATTTTTAAAGTTCGATACCTCATTTTGAATAGTCGCCACCTTCTCCTTAATCAAAACCATATCTTTCGATATGCTATAAGTTTCCTTTAAATTCCATCCTCCGAGTGCTAATAGTATAGCAATCAGGATTGTTATAAGTTTTTCGTTTATCATATATTTTTTAAATCATAGATAACATAGATTATAAAACAGAACAGTAGAATTAAACCTATGGTATCCATCATTTAACTATCTTTTCTTTTTCTTATTTTTTTTATTTTTCTTTTTGCCTTTTTTCTTTTTCTTTTTAGCCATTGTTTCTCCTTTCTATCTTTATTCTAAGATTTTAAGTATACGTTTTCCGTATCTTGTTTGGTCATCTAATTCTATTTTAGCTTTAACAATCTTGCATCTAAAGACTACTCGCTTTGGATTTAATTCATGCGAAGCTATGCGTTTTGATTTAAGACACGCACCTAAGTCAGGTTTATAAACGTGCTCTATCATTGTGCCATTTAAAAATAGCATTAGTGCTGTTACAACTTCAATCATTATTTTCTCTTTCTCCCAAAGTAATGTTCTGATGGTTCGTAATTCCATCTATGTCCATGATGACCTCTTATATCAGCATACCACATTCTTAATCGAACTATCCATTTTCTTACAGGTCTTGGCATTAGTAGTTATAACTAGATGAAGAGTCAGAATTATTTTCTAAAGCTTTGAATAATTTTTTATGTTGTTCAATAATATCTTCATCTTTATCCATCATTATTTCCATTCTATCTTGTAGTTTTTCAACGTGTCTTTCTAATTTACTTACCTTATCAACTTGAACTGCTTGATTAGTAGATAAAGAAAATGTTTGAGTTAACACCCAACCTGAAACAGCTAACATAACTCCAATAAGAATTGTTATAATTTTATCCATCATTAACGTGCTCCATTAGCAAAACTTCTTTGTTTATCTTTTAATTTCTCAATATCCTTTAAGACTTTCTCCATATCTTTTTGAAGTCTTTCAATGTTAACACTATTTGACATCATGTTTTCCATTCGGTCTTCCATCTTCGTTACCAGTCCTGCCATATGCTCCACCAACATGAAAAGCTCGGCTTCTCCTGCCGATTGTCCCAAGTCTCCTCTAGGATATTTAATTCTAAATTCTGTATTTTGTTCTAAATCTTTTTCCATTAACTCTAAAGTCGTACTATGTTTATTTAAAGTTTCTTGAATTCCAAAAAATGCCCACACCCCTACTGAAACTGCTGTAATAATACCTATAAGATTTCTCATAGGCATTGAAATAGCAGTCCTATCAGACAGTCTCATTTTATTTTTTAGTATTTTTTATTAAATTGGTAACAGAAATTCCATAATTTCCACCCACTACTATAAAGACTAAATAAAGATATATGTTAGGTATATCTTCCAGTCTATCAAAAAATAATTTTGTTCGTGCATACATATCATCATTACCGAAGTAAGAACCATAAGCAAGTATAGCTAATGGTGTTAA